GTGGCCTCCATCATCCAAGTTGGCGACCGCTGGCGCGCGCAGGTGCGTCGGGCCGGGCACAAGTCTATCGCGCGCACGTTCGACACCCGCCGGGAGGCTGAGAGCTGGGCCCGGCGAGTCGAAACCGGCATGGACGAGCACCGGCCGGCGGCCCTGGGCGACGACATGAAGGTCGACACGCTTGTTTCGGAATACCGTCGCATGCGCGCCACGCTGGGCCGGGCGGTCGATCCGGCGTCGAACGTCCACTACATGCTGGAGCACCTGGCCGAAGACCTGGGGGCGGAGCGGCTCCGGGAGCTGACGCCCCAGCGCCTGACGCAGTGGGCTCAGTTGAGGAAGTCGCAGGGGGCCGGCGGCTACACGGTCAACATGGAACTGTCCCTGCTCGGGACCGCGATCCGGCACGTCGGGGCCTACCTGCAGGTGCCGCTGCCCGATGTGGTCGGCCTGGCGCGACCCCTGCTGCACTACGCCCAGCTGATCGGTGGCGGTGGGCGCCGGACGCGCCGGCCGACCGAGGACGAACTGTCCCGGCTGGTGTCGTGGCTGGACGAGAACAGGGGGCCGGAGGTTGGCGACGCCGTGCGGGTGGCCGCGATCACCGGCCTGCGCCGCGCCGAGCTGACGCGGATCGCCTGGGCCGACGTGGACGAGCTACGCAAGGCGGTGCTGGTGCGCCACCGCAAGCACCCCCGCAGGATCGAGGCGCGCGACGAGTGGGTTCCCCTGCTGGGCGATGCCTGGGCGATCGTGCAGCGTCAGCCGAAGGACGATGCCAGGATCTTCGCCTTCTCGCCGGAACGGCTCACCGACAGCGTGACCTTCGGAGTGCGTGCGCTCGGCATCCCCGATCTGCGTCTGCACGACATGCGCCGCGAGGCTACGTCGCGGCTTCGGGAGATGGGCTTCGACGCCGACGCCCGGAAGGCAGTGACGGGTCATCGCTCGGACGCGATCCACTCTCGCTATGTGGCGGTGTCGATGGAGGAGCTTCACGAGCAGTACGCTGCTGCGACTCCAGATAAGCCGCCACGTCCGCAACGTCCGCGTAAAGCTGGCGGCCGTCCGACTTGAGCCAGTCGAGTTCGCCCCGCGCGCGCCGGTTCTTGATCGTGCCGGCGGCGATGCCGATCTGCTCGGCGACCTCCTCGAGCGATAGCGACATGCGGCCGTAGCGCTCGGCGAGGAACAGGACGCGCCAGAGGCTCATGCTTGCTTCTCGCCGATCGTTGCGATGGCACTTTCCATCGCTTCCGCCATGGCTGCACGAGCGATAACCTGCGCATCGTGTGCCGCCTTGAGCTTTGATGTGATCTTAGCGAACGTGAGGGCTTCGGACCTTGCTCGCAGCCAGTCCTGGCAGGCCCCCAGTTCGTATCGCCAGCGCTTTGCGCTGACCTGCTCTCGCGGCATCCCTTCAGCGATCAAGCGCGCGATGGTTTGCAGGCTCACCGCGAAGTGGGTTGCAACAGCCTCCGCGCGGTCCACGTAATGCGGCTCACGCGGCTTCGGCGCAGGTGGTGCGACCAATACGCCTCGGCGTGCGCGTCCCATGACGTTGTGAGCCGGTCGCTCGGTGGCAATGGCGTATGCCTCGGCCTGCAGCGCTTCTGCGCGAGTCTGAAACCACTCAATGCTCACCCTGGCGATCTTCTCGGCCCACGATGAGCCGGAGCGGTGCGAGCTGAGTCGGTAGATCGGGCTGAGCGAGATGCCGACGTAGAGCAGAACGTCGCCGCCGTCGAAGTGCCGATATAGGGCGGTGGTCGATTCGTTCATGGCGCCTCAATGATGCCGAGCATGGGGGCGACCTGGGCTGCCGTCAGCATGGGTCGTCAGCGGTGGGCGCGATGCTGGGCATCACCCCTCCTGGTTCTCGGTGGAGGCGGTCTTGCATCGCTCCGCCAGTTGCACCAGCCACGCAGCCAGATCGGGTGGCGTGTGCTCCCGCTCAGCCTTCGTGATGTGCGGGCGGTAGTCCTCGCGCTTGCGGCTCTGCACGACGTGTGTCGCCTCTCCCAGCACCAGCGGAACCTCGGGGATATCTTGCGGCTCGCAGCCGACGACGTAGAACCACGTTTCCTTCTCCGCCTTGTGCCCCCACCACTTCTGAGGTGCGGCCATCGTCCACCCGCCGTAGGAGTCCCGATGCCCCGGCATGGGCAGCGACTGCGCCGGCCACAGCGTGCTGCCCGCAGGGTGCTCCAGCACGCCACCGAACTCCCGCACTATGGCGACAGCCAGCCGAGCCAGATTGCGCTCGTCCGGCCGAGGCTGGGCGAAGGTGCGCAGCCGGCCCCACGCGCGGCACGGAGGATGCGCCACGACAGGATGCGGCCCATCGTAGGTTCTGGCGTCGCGGTCGATGTCGTACACATCGACGCCGGGAAGCGCCTTGTAGTTGCTGTCGCGTCGAGCAAACAGGACAGCGACGGCCATCACGCGCCTCCCTGATCCGCCATCGCGGCAGGCTGCTGTGCCGCAGAAGCAGGCGCGGTGTGGGCGAACGATCGCCGTGTCCCGCGAAACGTCGATGGCTTCGGCTTCTCGGCCCGCCCGGCCTCCATTGACATCGCGATCAGACGGTTCCAGTTCGCACGCGTGTTGTCGACGACCGGACCGCGTTGGTCGTAGAAGCGGGCGGGGGCGTGGGGCCGAAAATATGGCTCCGGCGAAAGCAGCGAACGAACCACGTTGACAGGGACCGCGATGTAGTCGATGCCGTTGTTGAGGTCCGCGGCATCTTCCGCAGCGTACTCGCCGATCACGTCCGCAACGACGAGCGTGTATCCGCAGCGGTTCTTGCCCCACCAGGTGATGTGCTCGTGATCCTTCCTGGTGTGCTTGAGACTAGCGATGTAGTAGCTCTCGGGTTTCATCCCTCTCCCCCTTCAGTCGGGCACATCGCGGCAGCGGCGCGGACGATGGCGCGGCGGGTGGCTGCATAGGGGTCGTCGGTAGCGGACAGGTTCTCGTCGGCCCACTTAGATGGAGCGTCTTCGCAGCGAGCCGAGGCCCCGAACGTCACGAGGACCAGGTTCATGCGCAGCGCCACCGCCAGCCGCAGCGCGTCGCCATCGTCGTGCAGCGGGTTCCAATAGGCCGAGTTGTCCGGCGAGCGAGCGCCTTTCAGCCACATGCCTTCGCTCTCATACGCCTCATCGGGATGGAACTCCGCATCGATCCCCGCAGCCCTCGCCGCGCGTTCGAGCAGCTCGCGATCTGTCATGACTCCTCCTTGCGGCATTCGGACGCGTGACACACCCCACAGCAGTACCAAGGACTGCCGAGCGGCCCGAGGTGCGTGAAGCGCCACTTGTGCCCGAGCCGTCCGCAACCTTCCTGAAGCTCGCGTAGGCGCTGGTAATGGCCCTGATCGAACGTGCGCATAGCCTCGCGCATGAACTCGCGGCGTTCCCTCTCCAGCTCGTAAACTGCCGCGGAGATGTCACGTTGAGTTGGCGGCTCGCTCATGCTGGGCCTCCGGTCTTGGTGATGGCGGCGCAAGCCTTCTCTTGGGCCTTTTCAAAGCGGTCGATGCTGTCGGGCATCAGCACAAGCGCGCCGTCCACGCGGTCCCAGATCCGGGCGTATATGTCGCTCAGATCGCGGAGCGCCTCCAGCAGTTCGTCACGCTGGGCCATGTGCTCGCGCAACAGGTATAGCTGCCGGACCGCTTCACCGTGCGATGTATAGCGCAGCTCGACGACGTTGCCGACGATCGCCGCATTGATGTCGAGCGGCTTGCTCTGCGCGCTCATGCCGCACCGCCCTTCTTGCTGGCCGCGAGGTCACGGAGCAACGGAGCGACTGAGGCGTGGAACTCGTACATGTTGGCGATGGAGCGCAGGCTGACCGCAACTAGGCAGCGGCACCGGGCCTCGTATTCCATCTCTACACCGAACTTGAGCAACGTGCCCGCGTTCTCTTCGGTGTGCTGCGCCGAGGCGAGAAGGTCTTTGACCAGCTCGGCCCGAGCTGCGTCTCGCGCATCCTCGGCATGCTGTGCCGGGGCGCTGGCTGCACGGTCACGGCGCTTGCGGAACTCGTGGATGCCGTCCCGGAGCCCGCGCATGGCCTCGTCTACCGTCGCGCGCGCGGCATCCACGTCGGACGGGTTGGCGATGCCGTCCTCTGCCTCCAAGCTGGCGCGGGCGAGATCGTTGACCGCTGCGATTAGATGCTCGCCGCTCGCTGCCATGTACTCGGCGTGCTCGATGGCGTAGTCCTGGGCGCTGCGGCCGGTGGCGTCTCGCGCATCCTCGGCATGCTGGGCCGCGACTGGGCCTGCATAAAGCGCAGTGGTCACCGGCGGTGTGCGGCTCGTCCTTACTTTCACGTCGCCATCGGCATACCACCAAGCAACGATCTCCTGAGCCGGCTCGTCGCGCTCGGGCAGTGTCGTGGCTACATCCGCCGCTGTCGCAGTCCTCGACCACCCGCAGGCCGGGCACTTCATGCACGGCACGATCACGCCGGGACCGGCCGGTGAACAGGTGCCCTCGTCGCTGCAGTCGAAGGTCTGGCCTGTCGCAATTCCTGCGGCGAGCTTGGTGCCGCACTTGCAGCAGGCGTCGTCGGCATGCTGGGCCTTGAGGCGTTCGATTTCGGCGCGCAGGGCTCCGTTCGCCTCGGCAAGATCCGACTCCCTGCGCTCCGCATCGGCGCGCCCACTTTTGTCGTCGCACGACTCGCAGTACAACGGCTCGCGGGTCTCGGCGGAGTGCAGCATCAGCGACGCGGGGTGTCCGCAGGGCATCAGTGCCTCGGGCTGTGCCGGGGCGGGCGGGGAGGCGGCGAGCGTGGCGTTGTGCCGTGCGTAGCGGTCGTCGCGCGTGTTGCTTGCGATCTTCACGAACAGGTGCGCATTCCAGTTGACGCTGATCTGTCTGAACACTTCGCGTGCGGCAGCCTCACCGACGACGACACCGGGCCGGCGATCGTAGTCGTCGAAGTAGATCAGGAACGGCACTTTCGATAGGTCCGGCACGGCCTGCGCTGCGGGCTTCGCCTGAAGTGCGGCGCACAGCTTTGCGACGGCTGCGCGGTCGACAGGTCGGTTCGGCTCCTCGTTGAGCCACTTGCCTACCTCGCGCAAAGCATCCGCCAGGTCTTCCGGCAGGGCTGCTGGCTTCGGGGCTTCCGGCGGGGTGGCGAGGGCGGCGCGCAGTGCTTCGAGTTCAACACCGTAGGTCGGACCCTTGTAGGGCGTGCCGCGGTTGTGGGCCATTGCGCACATGGCATCGATGTGGGGCTCCGCCGCGTCGAGCTTCTCGATCAGCGCCAGAGCCGCCTCGCGAAAGTCGTCACTCATGGCCTTCTCCATCCGACCGACCTGAGAGAGCTTGGCCCATGGCCTGGGCGTCCTCAGCCGTCATCGTCTTCATGTGCACGCCGGGCATGTGCACCGATCTATCCGCCCGGTCCTGGCTGCCAGAGCCGATGTGCGTTTCAGCGATCGTCGTGTAGTAACCGCCGCACTTAGGGCAGGCCCTGCACATGGAGCCATCCCGGTTGCACCCCGGGCACAGATCCTTTTCGGGAGACGGCCCATGCCAGGCGCAAACCGAACAGGCAGACTCGGTCTCGCTCTCGTCGTTGATGCCCGTGTGTCCGCATTCGGTGCATTCGTGGCAAGCCACGTACAGCGATGTGGCGTTGGTGACTTCCGCCCGGTCCTGGCTGCCAGTGGCGGGCTGGGGAGGGGCGGGTTGCTTGAGGTTCTCCGGGTACACGCCATCGCGCGGCGGCTCGAAGCCGTTGGCGTTGATGAACTCGCCCACCAACTCGGCCATCGAGCTGGCCTCGTGGAAGCTGCCGACGGTCAGCGTTGCGGGCCGGCACGTCAGCCACGCTGCGAAGCCGTAGACTGCCTCCGACGGCAGCACGCGCACTTCCTCCTCCCGTGCCGCTGCTGGCGGCGCAGCGGATGCGAGGGCGGCGCGCAGTTGCTCGATCTCGTCTGCCGCCTCTGAGCACTCAGCATCCAATGCGTAACCGCTAGCCTTGGGCGTCTCGCCTGTGGCATGCACCCACCGAGTTACGCGGCGCTCTCTGAGCCTTGCAGCAATGTCGCGCTCGGCCTTGATCTGTTCTTCGGTGAGGTTCATGGTGTTCCCTGCTTGGTCAGGCATTGCTGTTCTCCTGACGGGCCAGCCAGTGATCGATGCGCTCTTGTTCGCGGGCGGCGACGTGCTTGCCTCGTTCGTAGAGCGAGACGCTCGTTTGATGGACTCCAGCTTCACGCGCAACCGCTGCCTGCGTCATCCCGAAGGCGTTGCGAAGCGCGAGCAAGGTCCGGGCGCTGCCGAAGTCGGGGTGCTCGGATTTCATGTGCTCGCGCAGATTTCCGAAGCTGCGGTTGCAGCAAGGGCACACCCCATTCATCACGCGCTCGCGCATCTTGCGGTGGGCACGCGTCACCTGCGACAGGTTCTGCTCGGCCTTCTCCGCGCGCAGTTCAGTCGAGTGCAGGATCTCGTTCTTGCGCTCCAGCTGTTTGCGCAGCCGGTCGTTCTCCGTCTCGTGATAGGCGCGCGGATCACCGTTCGGGCAGTAGAACGTCTTGCCGTCGTTGCGTCTCGCGGTGATGTAAGCGTCGGACATGGCGAACAGCACTCCGCACTTCCCGCAGATGATGGTGTGCATCCATTGGTTTTCAACGAACGTGGCCATGGTGGTGTTCCTTCGGATGCCTCGGGGTGATTCGACCGAGCAACCAGCCTCAGACGCTCTCGACCTTGATGCCGACAATCACGGCCAGCGCCTGCAGGATGTCGCCGCCGTAGCGGTGGCCGGAGCCGTAGCCGCCGGCGCCCAGGCGCTTGATGTCGTCGTCTGACGAAGCGAGCGGCTCGGCATCGTCGTCAGCGCCTTTGGCGTGAATCCACCAGCAGTCGTTGTCGATCGTTGCAACGCATCCGGGGTTGTCGCGGATGATCTTCACGAGGTCTTTCTGGCGAGGCATGTGCTGCTCCTGATGTGTTAGGGTGATTCGACCGAGCGCTGCGGCTACAGGCCCGATCACGCCACCCCGTGCGCTTCCTTCGCCGCGTCGAGCACCGGGTCATCGCCCTTCGCAGCAGCGCCGCCCTTCGGGAACGGCCACGGTTCCTTGCTGCCGCTGGGGTCGGCGTCGCCCTTGCGCGCCTTCTTCGCGGCAGGCTTCACCTCCTCGATCTCGGCCTGGCTGTCGTCGACCTCCGGCCCAGCCAGCAGCATCTGCACATCCGTGCTCTTGAGGCCGGTGAGCTTCCCGCGCGTGGTGTCGTTGAGGCCCGGCACGTCGGCGGTCCACTGGATCACGACGCCCGTCTGCTCCGGCCGCATCGACAGCCGGTGCACCTTCACGTCGTCGAGCACCAGATTGCTCCCGCCGCCGAGGCCGAAGTCGATCGTGAGCGTGCACCCGGTTTGCTCATAGACCCACGGCAGCCGCTTCACGTGCTCGCCGACGGCGGTGAGCTCCGCGGTGTCGATACCGGCGAGTTCGCCCTGCGCCTTGCCGGTGGGCTTGCGGTACAGCATGCCGGGCAGGAAGCCGTCGAACATGGCCAGGACGCCGACGCCGAGCGTGGCCTGCATCAGCAGTTGGACGCCAGGGTTCTCGCCGGGCTTGCGGTCCTTCTTCGAGAGCACGCGAACGTCGAGGAAGCGGACCTTGGTGAGGGAATCGAGGATGAACATGGTGGCTCCTGGGGGTGGGTGGGGGAGGGTGCGGCGGCGCAGGCTTGGGACGGGTGGGTGGAACGGGCTTTCCGCTTCAGGCCGCCGCGAAACAGATCAGGTCGGCAGCTCGGCTTGCTCGTGCCTCACGGTCTCGACAGCCACGCCGCGCCCCAGCAGGTCGATCAAGTCGTCCTGCGACGCGACGGTCACCTGCAGCTGGTCGGCAGCGACGTGCCGCAGCGCGTGGCTCGGGTGGGAGGCGCGGACCAGTCGGCGCACGACCGGCTGGCCCTCGGAGAACTTCGTGGAGACGATGTAGACGCGGGCCTGTGCCATCACGCGCTCCACTTCGCGCGATACACACCCGCCAGTTCCTCGAGCTGCTCGGCCGGCAGGTGCTCGCGGGCCTCGTCGAGAATCAGGGACGCGACCTCGGCGTCGGTGGCCTTCTGGATTTCGTCGGACAGGGTGGCGTAGGTCTTTTTCGCCTCCCCTGGTGGCTGGGTACCCGCTGCTGCAGCAGCATCGCTCAGCGCCTTTAGCCGTGCGTCGTAGGCGGCCTTGAACTGCGACCGGATGTTCGCGTCCTTCGTCGCCTTGTACGCCGCGCCGAAGTTCTCTTTCAGCGCCTCGATGGTCGGCGCCCCGGTGATGTCGGCGAGCTGGCCGGCCACAGGCGACGACAGCCGGCGGATCTCGTACTTGGCCTTCTTCCCGCGCGTCGACGTGAGCGAGACCTTCACGTCGCGCTCGATGTCGGTCATGTGGCTGATGCGGATGCCGCCGACATCCTCGCCGCCGAACTTCACGGCCGGGTCGTTGTAGAGCGTCATCGCGCGCCCGACCCAATCACGACCGTCCGCGCCCCAGGCGTGGATCAGCACCTTGCGCATGGTCTTGCATGGCTTGAACGGCCGGCCGCCCTCGTTCGCGTAGTGGACGATGACGGGCTGTTCCTCGCTGCTGCCGAGCCGCACGTCGGTGACGGTGACGGTCATCGGGCCGCCGAGCAACTGCTCAGCATTCAACTGGTCCGACTTCGGGATGATGGTCGGGCGCAGGTCTTCAACGGTTGCGTTCATGGGGATTCCTGTGTGTCAGAGGACCACTCGACCTCGACCTCGCCGGATTGCTTGGCGTAGGCCGGGAAGTCGAGCAACTGGACGCCGGCGCCGTAGGCCGGCCACTCGTTCTCGCGCCGGCACCACACCAGGCGCTCCATCAACTCGCGCCGCTCTTCGCGGCCCTGGTCGCGGATCTCGTCGGTGAGCACGTAGGGCACGGCCAGCACCGGGGGCTTGTTGGTCACGGCGCCGAAGACGAAGGCGTCGACCTTGACGCGCGTCACGGCTTCGATGCCGGCGGTGTAGTGCGCGGCCTGCAGGTCGTAGCGCAGGCGCGCAGCAGCACGACCGAAGCCGCTCGGCGATTCGTCGACGCAGGTCTTCAGGTCGAGCGGTGACGCAGCCAGGTCGCCGAGCGGCAGCCAGTCGGGCCGGGCCTTGCAGTAGATGCCCGTCGCTTCGTCGATCCAGAACACCGAGACCTCGCCGCGCCCAGCACGCAGCAGCTCGGCAAGCCTCGGCTGCTGGCGCACGGCGTCGAGCTGCTGCTGGCAAACGGCGTAGTCCTCGCGGGACACAAGGTCGCGCCCGGCGTTCGCCTCCTGAAAGATCGTCCACCACGCCATCGCTGCTTGGCTGTCGGCGCTCGGCTTCTTCGCGGCCCACTGCGACTTCGACGGCATGCGCGGGGCGTCTTCCGGCACGACGACGAAACGCTGCGCCATCGCGTCGGGCTCGAGCACCGCGCAGTGTGCGAGGGTGCCGCGCAGCATGGATCGGGTCTGCGCGACTTCGATGCGGTTGCGGTAGTGCCACGGCGAGCGAGACAGCAGGCGAAGGTCGGTCGAGCTCACCGCGTCGACGGCGAGGTAGTCGTCGAGCGGCAGGTCGTAGACCAGCCCCAGCGGCAGATCAGCGCGCGCGTTCACAGCCCCGCCTCCACCGCTGCCAACTCGCACCGCATCGCCTCGATGGCACCGCGGTACACGTCGGCCTGCTTCTTGTCGTGGGCGATCTGGCGCTGCAGGGCGCGCTCGTCCTTCTCGGCCTCGCGGATGCGCCAGCTGATGTAGGCGCAGCGCACCCAGCGGTTCAGCAGCTGCAGCGGCGACGGGCGCAGCGCGATGAGGCGGCCGGCGGTCATCCCGGGACTCCGATGTGGCCGAGGACCCACAGGGCCAGGAAAGTGCCGAACGCTGCGCCGATCACGATGGCGCTGATGGCTTCGAGGAGGAAGGCTTTCACTTCGCACCTCCGGCAGCCTTGGCCAGGGCGATTCGCTCAGCGCGCAGGAACTCTTCTTGCGTCGCCAACCGGCGCTCAGTTTCAGGAGCGGAAAGTCGCGCAATCTCTTCAGCGATCGAACTGAGGATGTCGACAAACCGCGGCTTGAGCGCCTCCTCGTAGGTGTCCTTGGCCCACACACCATCGCGCCACACGACGATCGCTATGCCGTCGATGGGCTTGTAGGAGCCGCCTGGAAAGTGCGGCATCCACCCAGAGCCGTTTGTGATCTCGATGGTGCAGCGATCGTTGATCGTTGCTCTTGCCGAGAACAGAATCGTTTCGTGGATCAGGCCCTCGATCGGCGGAAGGTTGCTGTTGGTTTGCCAAGAGCAGGCCCCACGGACACCGTACTTCACGGCCTCGGACATCAGCCACCAGAACTCGCGGGCGCTTTTCAGCGCTACTTCAGCGCGGCTTGCGGCGGACTTCGGCGTGGCGCTCACTTCGCACCGCCCTTCGCCTTGAAGTCGGCCACAGCAGCGCGCGCCCCGTCGTGGAACGCGGGGGTCTCGAAGGGGCTCAGGGCCAGGGTTGCCGACAGCACTTGCTCCGGCGTGTTGGTCTTGAGCTTCTCGACAGCGAAGTCGAATCCAGCGTGCCAGTCCCTCAGGTAGCGGCTCGACTTGGTGAACCACCAGAGCCGCGACGGCGCCCGGAGGCGGGTCTCGATGCGCTGGATCTTGATCTCCAGCGATCGCACGCGGAACCACGCCTTGAGTCGCTCTTCCTCCAGCGCCTCGACGTTGCGCTCGCTCGCCCGGGTCAAGGCATCGGCCTTGTCCATCTGCCGTGCCTTGGCGTCTTCCAGCTTGCGCTTCAGGCGGGCGAGGCGGTAGCGGTGCAGGGCGCGGATCACAGCCCACCCCCTTCCACCATCTCGTCCGCGTAGTCGTCCGCGTAGTCCCGCGCCACGCACTCCACGAACGCCTCCAGCATCCCGCTCGCGTTCTCACCCCGCACCGCCGCACCGCACGCGCGGAACAGAAGATCCCGCGCCTCCGGGCTCACAGACTCCGCAAGGTAGGTGCTCGTCGCGAACAGCGTCGAGAAGCGGTCCCCCGGCCGCGGCAGCTTGATGTCGTTGCCGGACTTCACCGACTCGACCAGCAGCGTCTTCAGCTGGTCGTGCGCCAGCGTGTACTGCCGGATCGCCCGGTCCTGCCGCTGCATCTGCGCCTCGGCGCCGGCCTGGGCCTGGTTCTCGTACTGGACGTGCAGCGCGCTCATGCCGCACCAGCCTTCGCGTCGATCGCCTGCTTCTGGCGGCGCGTGATCGCGGCGCGCAGGCCCTTGCCGAAGCGGCCGGCGTCCTTCGAGGACCGGCCGTTGCGGTGCTTCACGTAGTCGGGGTGGGCGACACCTTGGCCGTGCTGACGGCCGGGGCCGGACTTCGTCGGATGTTTCGTGCGCTGCATCTGCTGCTCCCGGTGGGTTGATGGGATCACTATACAACTGTTGTTTGAATTGAGCAAACAGTTGTTGTGTGAGTTTCTGGCGGACGTGAAAAAGCCCGCACTCGGCGGGCTTGGTCGGGGCGGGGCGGCCTAGGGGCGGTGGACGCGGCCGAAGCAGGCCGCCACGTCGCGCTTCGTCTTCAGCTGGTGGTCGCGCACCGTGAGCCACTGCAGGTTGCCGGGCTCATCCTTGCCGCCGGCGCAGAGCGGCTGCACGTGGTCTGCCTGGTGGCCGGGGCAGGCACCGCGCGTCGCGCCGGTGCTTGGGCAGGGCGTCTGTCGCTGGAACTCGGCGCGGACGGCGCGCGAGCGCGCCTCTCCTGCCGCGGCGACTGACACGGCCAGCGCCAGCGCGCTAGAACCGAGGATCGAAGCCCATCGGGAAGTTGGTCGCATCGCGCGGGTCGAACGGGGTGCTCAGTCGAATGCGGAGGCTCGCGGCCGCCTCCTCGATTCCGTCAAACCCCCGCGCCAGCTCGCGCCACATCTGCCGCGCCAGGGGCACCAGGGTGGGCCGCAGCGCGGCCCGCATGGTGTGCGCCCAAACCATGAGCGCGGACGCTGCCACATGGTTTCCTTGCCGGCGGAATCCCTCAACGGCGCGGACGAGCTCGAGCGGCATTGTTGGGCGCCGCACGATGAGGTCAAACGGCTTCATCACGTCGTTGCCCTCCATCTGCATGCCCTTGCGGACGTGGTCGGCAATGACGACCAACTCGGCGAGCTCAGTGCGGTTCAGCTCGGCGAGGATCGCGAGGAGGGATTGCAACTCGGCAGCCTGCCTACGGGCCGCCCAGCGGTCAATGATGCGGCCGATCATTCGTACAAACCCCAGGCCCGGTGGATGTCTTCCACGTGGGTGAGGGGGTGGTTGCCCCCCGATCGAGGTAACACCATTGCGTCAGGTTGGCGCAAGGTGCGAATGTCGGCCGTCATCCGTCTGTGCCGTTCGGTTTCCCGCGCAGGGCCTCGCACTCTTTGAGGGCGATATTCATCGCGCTCTCGACGTAGCCCTTGTCGTTCTGGCTGCAGTCGTCCCACCGATGCCGCTCGACCTTGGCAAATGGCCAATCGCGATCGGCGCGGTCGCCCTGACCGTCAAGCAGCCACCTGACCGACACCCCCAGGGCGTCGGCGATACGGATGCCGAACTCCGAAGTCTTGGAGTCGCGGTTCTCGAGGTTCGAGAGGGACTGTTGTGTCAAGCCGGGCACGCGGTCGCACAAGTCGGTCTGGCCCCAACCGAGGCCCTCCCGGACTTCCTTGATGCGCGCGCCCAGTGCCATGCGCGCCAGTTTCACAACCCGTGTTGTGCAGGGCAAACCACAAGTGTTTGCTTGTAGACCACAACTGTTGTATTCTGAAAGCATGGATGCACTCTCACGGGCGGTCGAGATCGCCAAAGGTCAGGCCGCGCTCGCCTCCGCGATCGGCGTGAAGCAGCAGCACGTGTGGAACTGGCTCAGCCGTGGGCGCGTCCCGGCTGAGCACTGCCCAGCGATCGAACGAGCCACCGCCGGCGCCGTCCGCTGCGAAGAACTCCGCCCCGATGTCGCGTGGGGCGTGCTCCGCGAGCAGGTCGAGCCCACCCCCGAGCCCGCCAAGGCCGGAGCCTGACCCGTGCGCGCCGCCGCTCATCGCGGGTCGACCCCGCACCAGATCAGCACCCGCACGCGCCGCAGCATCGCCAGAACGCGGCGGCGGGCCCAGTCGTGGAGGTCGGCTTCGTCGTTCGTCATGGGCTTCAGTTTTGCCCCGGCGAGCCTCTCAACGCCACTCAACAAAATTGCGGGGCACCGGTGACGCAGCTCGGAATACCCGTTGAGGTCTCGCCGCGCGAGGTCGTGCGGAAGACATCGCTCGGTGGCTCGTTCGAGCTCTGCGCCGAGCTCGCCGGCAAGGAGCCGAAGGAACTGCAGGTCGAGCTCAAGCTCGACAAGGCGCAGTGGTCCCGCTGGGTGAGCGGTCAGGAAGGCGTCGTGTGGACGAAGCTGACCGCGCTGATGGACCACTGCGGCAACGACGCGCCGCTGCTGTGGATGAACCACGCCCGCGGGTGGGACATCGGCCGCATGTCCCGGTACGAGACCGAGCTCGAGCGACAGAACCGACTGCTCCGGGAGGAGAACACCGCGCTGCGCCGCGTCATTCAGGGGTCGGTCTGATGGCGGCTGCTTCCTCCCGTGCCATCTGGGCCGAGTACGAGCGCCGCAAGCGCTCCTGGCTGGCGCTGCATCCCGCGGCCACGGCCGACGAGATCGAGCACGCCTGCCGCCGCATCGCGCGGGAGCTGGGACTTTGAACCGGGGCCGCTGTGAATGAAGCGCTGGCCGAGATCGATCGCCTTCGCAGGGGGGCGAGCATGACGCCGACCGATGACATGACGCGGCTGCGCATCCCGCCGCAGTCGCTGGAAGCCGAGCAGAGCATCCTCGGAGGGCTGCTGCTCGACAACGCCGCGTTCGCCGGCATCGCCGACACCGTCGCGTCGACGGACTTCTACCGCCACCCGCATCGGCTGATCTTCGAGGCCCTGTCCGCGATGATCGTCGCTCACCAGCCGGCCGACCCGATCACCCTCTACGAGCGCCTGGACGCCGCCGGGCAAGCCGCCGAGATCGGCGGGCTGGCCTACATCAACTCCCTGTCGTCGAGCGTCTCCAGCGCCTCGAACATCGGCCGCTACGCCGAGATCGTGCGGGAGCGTGCGCTCCTCCGGGCCGCGATCAGCGCAGCCGACGAAATTGCCACCAGCGCCTTCAAGAACACGTCGGTCGACGAGGTGCTCGACGCTGCGAAGCTGGCATTCGGGCAGCTGGACCTGCAGCGCAAGCCCGGCGCGCGCCGCGTCCCGATGCTCGGGGTGCAGCAGCTGCGCGAGGCTTCCGCTTCGGTGCGCTGGGTGGTCAAGCACGTGTTGCCGGCCGAGTCCATCGGCATGATGTTCGGCGCCAGCGGCACGTTCAAGAGCTTCATCGCCCTCGACTGCGCGCTGCACGTCGTGCACGGGCTGCCGTGGATGGGCCGGCGCACGACGCAGGGGCCGGTGCTGTACATCGCCGCCGAGGGCGGCACCGGGCTGTGGAAGCGTGTCGCAGCGTGGCATCGCAGCCGGCGGATCCAGTACAAGGACGCCGCGTTCTACGTGATCCCGGTGGCCATGGACCTCGGCTCCGATGCCTGGCGCATCGTCGAGGCCGCCCAGGCGATGAACGTGACGCCCTCGATGGTGGTGGTCGACACCCTGTCGCAGACCTATGCCGGCGAGGAGAACAGCGCCAACGAGATGGCGGCCTACCTCCGCGAGATCGGCGCCCGCTTCCGGCAGCTGTGGCAGTGCGCCGTGCTGCTGATCCACCACACCGGGCACCAAGCCACCGAGCGCCCCCGCGGCTCCAGCGCGATCCGGGCCAACCTCGACTTCATGCTCGGGGTGTTCCGCGACGAGAAGGAAATGCTCGCGACCCTGACCTGCGCGAAGCAGAAGGAGCAGGACGCCTTCGCGGACGCGACCTTCCAGCTGACGCTGCACGAGCTTGGGACCGACGAGGACGGAGACCGGGTCACGTCGCTGGTCGCGCGCCACCTGAGCAGCGCCGAGGAGGTCCGCGAGGCCATGGAGACCGAGCGCGGCGCCGGCCGGGGCGGGAACAACCAGCTGCTGCTGTCGCTGATGCAGAACGGCATGCGCGAGACGGAACTGCGATCGGCCTTCTACGGTGAGGTGGGGCTCGATACCCCCGACGCACGCCGTCAGGCGTACACACGCGCCCGCATCTGGGCCACGAAATCCGGGTTCATGGAGGTCGCGCAGGGGGTCGTCATCACGCTCAAGGGTGGCGGGTAGCGAAAACCGAGCGTGACAGAAAAACAGGCCAGCGTGACAAAACAGCGTGACAGATCGGAGCAGCGTGACAAGCGTGACAAAGGGGGGTAGGGGGGTTCTCTCCGAACGTCAGTGAGGAGAGAGAGATAGAGAGAAAAGCTCTGTGAAGCGTGACAAATCGAGCGTGACAGTCGAGCGTGACAAAAGGGGTGCAGCGTGACAGAACAGCGTGACAAAGAGGATTTGATGGGGTGGCTGGCTGCGGCTCCGCTTCGCTGCGCCGGCCCCGCCACCGCTACGCGCGCGCACGCGGTTTTGCCGAAGCGCACCCCCGGCCCCCGATCCAAGCGCGGCCGCCCGCAGAAGATCCTCGACTGGTTCGAGGCAAACCCCGGCGGCCAGCTGACGCAGCGCGAGTTCTTCGAGCTGTTCAACGTCAAGACCAAGACCTACGCGACGGAGATCCTGCGCAGTCTGGCTGCGGACGGGATCGAGCGGGTGATGGTCATCAGGAGAAAGCCGTGACCCCGCAAAACCTCCGCAACGAACGCGAAGCCAACATGGAGGGCTTCGAGGGGACGCCGCTGGAGCTGGAGAGCCTGGACGCCGAGGACCGTCGGTTCATCCGGCGCGTGGCGATCGGCATCGCGCTGGTGCTGGCTGCTGGGCTGGTGATGGTGGTGAGGGGGTGCGCATGATCACGTTCACCATTCCCGGCCAGCCGCAGGGCAAGGGCCGCCCGCGCATCGGCAAGGTCGGCCAGCACGCGCGCATGTTCACTCCGGGCAAGACGGTCGCCTACGAGGGCCTGATCGCGCACTCTGCGCAGCAGGCGATGGCTGGGCGTCCTATGTTCGATGGCCCCGTGGCCTGCAATCTGTTCATCGACTGCCAGGTGCCAGCAAGCTGGTCGCAGAAGAAGCAGCGCATGGCCCTGGCCGGCGAGATCCTGCCGACGACGAAGCCCGATGCTGACAACGTGGTCAAGGCGGTGTACGACGGATGCAATGGCGTGCTGTGGCGCGACGACGTGCAGGTCATCGAGGGCCGGCAGCGCAAGCGCTACAGCGCCACGCCATGCGTGCGGGTCGAGGTGTGGTCGCTGCTGGAGCCGGTGACGCAGGCGGTGCTGGAGGCCGCATGACCTGCCCCGACTGCACCCGCTCCGCCGCTGAGCTGTGGCACGGCTTCCGCGGCCAGTGCCCCGGCTGCGCTGCCCGCGCTGTCGCTCGCGGGCCGAACTACCGCGAGTCGCATGGCGCTGGCCGGCTGACTTCGAAGTACCGCGCCGAACTGGAGCTGCTCGGCGTCACGCACGACCAGGTCAAGGCAGCGGCGGCTGGGGATGCGTTGGGGAGGGAGATCGCTTGAGCACCCTCCAGTCCCCCGACTGGTTCGCGATCATCACGGACCTGATCTATGCCGGCGTGCCGATGAAGGAGATCGCGCGCCGGCTTGACATGGGCATGTCGGGGCAGCTGCTGCGGCACTACAGGGCGGGGGGGCAGCCGCTCTACGTGCGCGGTGAAGCGCTCATCAAGTTCTGGTCCGAGAAGATGGAGAAATCCGTGCTCGAACTGCCGCGCAAGCCATTCGTCCGCGGTCATCGCGTGGCCCGAAAGAAGCTCTGATGTCCGAGCGCAAAGTAACCCAAGCCATCTTCGACGCCATCTGCGACCAGATCGCCGACGGCTTGAGCATGCGTCAGGCGTGCGCGCTGCCCGGCATGCCGCACCGGCGCAACGTGCTGCGCGCTCTCGCACAGAACGAGCAGTGGCAGGTGCAGTACGCGATCGCCAGCAAGATGGGCCGCGAGGCGTGGGCTGACGACATCGTCGCTGTGGCCACGACACCGCGCCTGGGCAAGAAGACCAAGACCATCACCGTCGCCGGCAAGAAGGTGACCGAGACCACCGAGGGCGACATGGTCGACCGATCGCGGCTGGAGGTCGACGCCAAGAAGTGGATTCTGTCGAAGCTGGAGCCGAAGAAGTACGGCGACCGGATCGAGATGCAGGTCGACGCCAGCGTGCAGGGGACCGTCAACTACCAGGCCAACATCCCGCCACGGGGCAAGCCATGAGAACGATCGCCTACAACCCGAGCCCGACGCTCGCGGAGTTCCACGCGAGCAACAAGTTCGTGCGCGGCATCCGCGGGCCGATCGGCTCCGGCAAGTCGGTCGGCTGCTGCTGGGAGATCTGGACGCGGGCGATGGAGCAGGCGCCGTGCCAGGGCGTGCGCCGCTCGCGCTGGGTGGCGACGCGGAACACCTACGGCGAACTCACCACCACGACGCTGCAGACCTGGCTCGACTGGTTCCCGGAGGATCGCTTCGGCAAGGTCGTGCACGGCGCGCCGATCACGCACACGCTGCGCTGGCCGCATGCCGACGGGACGATGGTGGAGCTCGAGATGTGGTTCCTGGCGCTGGACCGGCCGGAGCACGTCAAGAAGCTGCTGTCCCTGGAGGTGACGGGCGGCTGGATGAACGAGGCGCGCGAACAGCCCAAAGCCATCCTCGATGCGCTGACCGGCCGGGTGGGGCGCTACCCGTCCAAGCGCGACGGCGGGGCATCGTGGTTCGGCGTCATCATGGACACCAACCCGCCGGACTCGGATCACTGGTGGTACGACCTGGCCGAGGAACAGCACCCGGCGGACTTCGAGTTCTTCTCCCAGCCTTCTGGCGATGGGCCAAATGCCGAGAACGTCGAGAACCTGCCGGAGCGCTACTACGAGCGGCTCAAGGCCGGCAAGACAGCCGAGTGGATCAAGGTCTATGTGAAGGGCGACTACGGCTATGTGACCGACGGCCGGCCGGTCTATCCGGAGTTCGTCGACAGCCTGCACGTCGCGGAGTTCGACCTCGACCCGAAGCTGCCGCTGTACGGTGGCATGGACTTCGGCCTCACGCCGGCCGGGCTGTTCGCGCAGCGGCGGCCGAACGGGCAGATCCTCATCCACTCCGAGCTGGTGACCGATGACATGGGCATCGTGCGATTCGCAGAGCTGTGGCACGTCGCGGCCCAGGCGCGGTATCCCGGCATGGAGTTCGCCCGCATCACCGGCGACCCGGCCGGCATGAGCCGCAACGACGACGAGCGCACCACCTTCGACATCCTGCGTGCGAACCGCGTGCCGGCCGTGCCTGCGAGCACGAACGACTTCACCCTGCGCCGCGAAGCCTTCGCGCTGCCGATGACGCGCCTGGTCGACGGGAAGCCACGCATCCTCGTGCACCCGCAGTGCCGGCGCCTGCGCAAGGCACTGGCTGGCGGCTACCAGTACAAGCGCGTTGCGGTCTCCGGTGCCGAACGCTTCCACGACAAGCCGGACAAGAACCTGCACAGCCACGTGGCCGAGGCCGGTCAGTACCTCGTGCTCGGGATGGGAGAGGGCCAGGCCGTCAAGCGCGCGCCGGACTTCAACGCGGCGAACAGGCAGCGCGTCGCCAACGGCGACTACAACGTGCTGGGCTGAAGCAAAAAACGCTTCCTCCCCCCAGCGGAAACATCCGCGCACCTCCACCCAGGGTGCGCCATGTCATTCAGCCGGCCGAAGGCCCCTCCCGCTCCGCCGCCCACTGTCGTCGAAGACACGCAGGCCGCCCAGCAGGACTACAACGACGTGCTGCGTCGCCGCCGTGGCCGCGCTGCCTCCATCCTCGCCGGCCAGCGCGCCGAGGCCCCGCAGACCGCGGCCAAGGCCCTGCTGGGCTCCTGATGGACATCGAGGCACTGCTGCGCCGGTTCGACCGCGCGAAGTCGCTGCGCAGCAACTGGGAAGGCATCTGGCAGGAGATCGGCGACCGGGTGCTCCCGCAGTCGGCTGACTTCAACGCGATCCGCACGAACGGGGACCGCCGCACCGAGCTGATGTTCGATGCGACGCCGGCCCTGGCGCTGCAGAAGTTCGGCGCCGCGATCGAGTCGTTCCTGACCCCGCGCAATCAGCGCTGGCACGGCCTGACGGTCTCCGACAAGAGCCTGCAGAAGAACCACCGCGTTCGGCAGTACCTGGACGACGTGACCGAAACGCTGTTCCGCGTGCGGTACTCGGCGCGCGCTGCATTCGCCGGCCAGACAAACGAGGTCTATCTCTCGCTCGGCGCGTTCGGCACCGGCGGGCTGTTCATCGACGACGACGTGCAGTCGCGTGTCATCCGCTACAAGTCGATGCACCTCGCGGGCACGCACTTCCTCGAGAACCAGCACGGGCGCATCGACACCGTGTTCCGCTGCTTCAACCGCACCCTGCGGCAAATCCAGCAGCGCTGGCCCGACAAGCTGCCGCAGAAGCTGGCCGAGCGACTCAAGACCCACCCGGAGGAGCAGGTCGAGGTCATGCACTACGTCGGGCCGCGCACCGACTATGAGCCGCGCCGCATCGGGTATCCCGGCATGCCGTGGCAGTCGTGCTACTGCATTCCGAGCGAGAAGCACGAGCTGGAGGAGGGCGGATTCCGGTCGTGGCCGTTCGCGGTGTCGCGCTACATGACCAGCGCGAACGAGGTCTATGGCCGCTCGCCGGCCTGGCTGGCGCTGTCGAACATCAAGGTGCTCAACGAGATGAAGAAGACTCATCTCAAGGCCGGGCACCGCGTGGTCGATCCGCCGTTTCTGGTGTCGGAGGACGGCGTGCTGCAGGCGTTCTCCACGGCGCCGGGCTACATGAACTACGGCGGCCTGACATCGAGCGGCGAACCGCTGGTGAAGCCGCTGGTGACCGGCGGCAAGGTGGAGCTCGGCCTCGACATGATGGAGCGCGAGCGCGAGATCATCAACGACAGCTTCCTTGTGACGCTGTTCCAGATCCTCGTCGAGACGCCGAGCATGACGGCGACCGAGGTGATGGAGCGGGCACAGGAGAAGGCTGCGCTGCTGGCCCCGGTCATCGGCCGCCAGCAATCCGAGTTCCTCGGGTCGATCATCGACCGCGAGATCGACATCTTGGCCAACGCTGGCCAGCTGCCCGAGATGCCGCCCGAGCTGATCGAGGCTCAGGGCGAGTACGCCATCGAGTACACGTCGCCGATGACGCGCGCGATGCGCGCCAGCGACGGGGTAGCCATCGTGCGCACGGTCGAAGCGCTGCTGCCGATAGCGCAGGTCAACCCCGGCGTGCTCGACGTGCTCGATATGGAAGCGGCAGCGCGCGAGCTGTGCGACATCAACGGCGTGCCCACCAACGTCGTCCGCAGCCCCGAGGACGTGCAGGCCCTCAAGGAAGGCCGCGCCGAGCAGGAGCAAGCCGCAGCCGCGCTGCAGGCCGCCCCGGTCGTCACCGCCGCAGCCGCGAACCTCGTGAAGCTGCAGGCCAACAGCGGAGTGCCCGCCCTATGAGCTGGAACGAAAGCGTCGAGCGGCTCAAGCAGCGGCTGCACCGCCGCGCGCACGCCTACCGCTCGCTGTTCCTCACGCCTGGCGCCGACATCGCGCCGGCCGCAGCGATCGTGCTGAAGGACCTGGCGCGCTACTGCTACGCCAGCAAACCCACGCTCAAGGTCTCGCCGATCACCGGCAGTTCCGACCCTCTCGCCATGGCATTCGCGGAAGGCCGCCGCGACGTTTTCAACCGCATCACGGCCCTATGTGAACTCACCGACGACCAGATCCAACGGATTGCCAACTCGAAAGGGAACGACGAATGACCGAAGCCACCACCGCACCGGCTGCTGCGCCTGCAGCCTCCGCTCCTGCAGCGCCTGCAGCCGCCCCAGTCGCGGCGCCCGCGCCCACGCCTGCCGCCGCACCGGTGGCTGCTCCTGCGCCTGCTGCGCAGTGGTTCGACAACTTCCAGAACGCCGACCTCAAGGGCTGGGTGCAGGCCGCCGGCGTGACCGGGCCCGAGTCCGCTGCAGCGAAGGCGCACAGCCTGGAGAAGATGCTCGGCGCCGACCGCGCGGGCCGCACCGTCGTGCTGCCGGCGGACATGAACGACGCCGAGGCCATGGGCGCGGTGTTCGACAAGCTCGGCCGCCCGGCCAACGCGGACGCCTACGTGCTGGATGTGCCCGAGGGCACTGACCCCGCCTTCTCGAAGGTCGCTGCCGGCTGGTTCCACAAGGCCGGGCTCTCGCAGGCGCAAGCAAAAAACATTTCCCAAGCCTGGAATGAGCATGTCGCCCAGGAAGTCCAGCGCCAAGAGGCAGCCGAGCAGACCGCGCTCCAGGAGGAGCACAAGAAGCTCGATGTCGACTGGGGCACTGGCGAGGCAGCAGCGATGCAGCGCGAGATCGCGCGCCGGGCGGCAGTGAAGCTCGGGCTCGACGAGGCGTCCATCGCAGCCCTCGAAAAGGTCGTGGGCTTCAGCAAGGTGATGAAGGCGTTCGCCAAGGTGGGCGAGCTGACGGGTGAGGCGAAGGCCATCGGGTTCGGAGAGACGACAACGTCCTTCCACATGACCCCGGAAGCCGCGATCGCACGTCGGACGCAACTGACCGCGGACAAGGAGTGGGCGAAGCGGGCCATGGTGGCGAACAGCGCCGAGTGGGCCGAGTTGACCAAGCTCAACCAAGTCATCGCGGCGAACCAGCTGAAGGGCTGATTCGGAATCCGGGCACGGGCCACCAACGGCCCTCCGGGGGAGGCAGGGGAAGACCTGACGTTCTGGCGCTCGTAAAGCGCAAGTGGGGCACCCGCAAGGGACACGCCAGGCGAGACAGCTCATCCCTTTGAACTCTCTCGGAGACCGTCATGTCCGCAAATTCCCCTGCCTTCTACAGCGTCCAGTACGCCTCGGCAGTCGAGCTGCTCGCCCAGCAGCTGCAGCCGAAAGTCGCCAGCCTGTTCACCCCGATGACTGGTGAGGGCAAGTCCGCCACGGTGGTGAACCAGATCGGTTCCGTCGAGGCCGACGAGCGCACCACGCGCTACGACGACATCACCCCCGGTGACCCGCTGCACACCCGCCCCTGGGTGTACCCGCGTCACTTCGACAAGGCGGTGTTCTTCGACACGCTCGACCAGATGCAGATGAACGCCAACCCGCAGTCGGAGTACGTGCAGGCGATCGTGGCGGCCATCCACCGCAAGATGGACGACGAGGCGATCCGCGCCTTCTTCGCCGCACGCAACGTCGGCGAGACCGGTGGTTCCAGCGAGAACTTCAACGCGAACAGCAACCGCCAGGTCGGCGTGTCGGTCGGCGGCACCACCTCGGGCCTGAACGTCGAGAAGCTGCAGACCGCGATCCGCATCTTCGAAGAAGCCGAGGTCGACCCGGAAGTCGAGCAGATCTATTGCGCGATCTCGCCGAAGCAAAAGGTCAACCTGATGAACGAGATCGAGATCACCTCGGGCGACTTCTTCAAGGCCGAGGTCATGCGCACGCGCAACGTCAACGGCTTCCTGTCGATCAACTTCGTCGTCTCCAACCGCCTGCCGGTCGATGGCTCCGGCTATCGCCGCGTCCCGTTCTGGACGCGCAAGGGCATGACCTTCTGCAGCTGGGGCGGCGGCATGAAGACCGACGTTTCGCAGCGCAAGGACAAGCGCGGCATGCCGTGGCAAGCCTACGCCGAAGGTCACTTCGGTGCGGTGCGCCGCGACAGCGACCGGGTGCTCGAAATCCTGTGCTCCGAAGCCTGATCCCCTGACCTTCTAGGAGAACACCATGGGTGTTGTTGCTCTCAAGTCCACGGCGATCACCAACGCGACCGCCACGCCCCGAGTCCTGAACTCGGCCAACATCGAACACGGCAACCTGCGCGAGTCGCAGGGCTTCGCCGTGATCACCTCCGGCGACTCGACCGGCTCGACCTACCGCCTGATGCGCATCAAGTCGAGCGATCGACTGTCGGCGCTGCGCGTCTACAGCCCCGACATCGGCACGACCACGGCCGGTGACATCGGCCTGTACCGCACCAGCGACGAAGGCGGCGCGGTGGTCGACGTGGATGCCATCTGCTCGGCCCTGTCCCTCAAGGACGGCGCGCTGAACGGCGCGGACATCACCTTCGAGGCCACCTCGGCGGTCGGCGGCATCGCCAACGCCGAGAAGCGCGTGTGGGAGTGCATCTCCGGCCTGACCAAGGACCCGCACCTCGAGTACGACGTGACGCTCACCCTGACCGGTGACGCCGACGCGACCGGGACCGCGCTGTTCCGCATGCAGTACGTGTCCGGCGAGTGATTCGCGGGGGCTTCGGCCCCTGCTCTTTAGGAGCAAGACATGGCGAATCGATTCTGGTCCGGCGAGTTCGGCGCGACGAAGGTGGACGTGGCCGAGACCGGCACGACCACCGCCGGCGCGGATGTCGAGGTGCGCATCACCTACGACGCGACGAACAACGGCAAGCAGGCCGCGTTGATGACGCTCGATGCCATCCGCCAGCGGATCATCGAGGACACCTGGCCGCCGGCCTGACATGGCACGCACGAAGGCTCCTGAGCCCGTGCAGGTGGACCTGCAGGAGGCGCGCGTGCTGCTCGGGCATGCAGCGCGAATGTTCGGCGTGTTCCAGCACGCCGGCCGCGTTTGCAACGCCCTTATCGAGGCCGAGCGCGTCGCTGCGGCGAACGTGGCGGCGGGTGAGGCGGCCGCCAAGGAACTGGCCGGCCTGCAGACCAAGCTGCAGAGCACCCGCGATGCCATCGCCGCGGCCCAGGCAGAGCAAGCCGAGAAGCTGCGCGCCTACGAGGTCGAGGAAGGCGAAGCGAAATCGCGCCTCAAGGCGCTGCGCGCGGAGGCCGACGCGGCTGTGGCAACCCTTCTCGAACAGCGAGGCTGACATGCCGCAACTTCTCTCCAACGAATCGGCAACGGGCTCGTGGGTCCAGTGGGGTGGCGGCACAGGGGTGTTCACCTGTGTCGGCACCTTCGGCGGCGCGACCATCACGCTTCAGTACAAGGGGCCGGACGGCTCCACGGCGGTCGCGATGGGCGTCGACACCACGCTGACCGCGAACGGTGGCGGGGGCTTCATCTATCCGCCTGGTCAGATTCGAGCGCTGGTGGCCGGCGGCTCGCCGAGCGCCCTGTACGCGCAAGCCGAACAGGTGAAGTGATGCGGCTCACGTTCCCGCTTGCCGGCAGCGGCGCGCCCTACGACGGCTCCTCGACCTGGGCCGCACGCGGCACGGGCTCGCGCCTCGGCGCGATGAAGACCATCACCGACATCGGCGGGCCTGCTGGCACGCTGATGCGCTGGGATGGCACGTACTGGGTCGTCATCGCACCCACGCGCGTGATCTTCGACACCGCGTCGTCGAGCGGCACGACCAGCGGCGCCGACCAGGTGATCAAGACGGGGACGCTGCCGATCGGCATCCTGCGCGCCTGCCGCCAGTTCATCATCCGCGTGACCTTCGGCAAGTCCGCCGGCTCCGAGGCGTCGTCCTTCGTGCGCTGCCGACTGGGCTCCGCCGGCACGACCGCCGACACGGTGCTGTGGGAGAACGCGCCCGGGCTCGCTTCGGCGAATCGCTCGTGGGCTGCCGAGACCACCCACATCCTCACAACGGCGACCAACGTGCGCCAGATCGGCCCGCTGAACGTGGGCGGCTGGTCGGGCGGCGGCACCTCGTTCTCCTTCCCGCAGGACAAGACCGTTCCCGATGTCGATGCAACCGCGCTGATCCTTTCGGCCGGCATCGATATGTCGGGCACCGCGGAGACGCCCCAGGTCTTCACGCTGGAACTCTGCCTGGAGCCCTGACATGGCACTCCAACAAGTCTCCGCCTTCTGCATCCTGTGGGATGACGTGGCCCTCAAGTTCGTCGGCTTCAAGCGGCTTGACGGTGCGATCACGATGTTCGGCGGGCTCGACGGGATCGACGAGTTGCCCCCTGGCGATGTCGTCACCGGGTCCGAGGTGGTGCCGGTGGTGCACGACGGCATCACGGCGCAGCAAACCATCCTCGCAATCTCCATGGCGTGGATGACGAACATCGACGCGGTCCAGCAGGCGCGGAATCTGGTGCTGGCCGGCCTCGCCGATGAGCCGCTCGACGTGAGCGACCCCGGATTGCTGGCCCTGCTGAACCTGAAAGCGGACAAGGTCAACCCCGTTCTGGTCGGTGCGACGCTGGCCCAGTCGCCTCCCGCTGACGCCGCTGGCAATGAGGTCACGACGGCCGCCTTTGTGCGCTCCAGGATCTCGGAGGCCATCGCGCTGGCGAACTCGCCGGTCAACACGGTCCTGCCTGCGGTATCGGTGTCCGGCGGCGGCGCGATCGACGTTGGCACGGTGCTGAACGGCACGAACGGTACGTGGACCGGCCAAGCCACCATCACCTTCGCCTACCAGTGGTTCCGCAACGGCGTGGCCATCAGCGGCGCGACGGCGATCGATCACACCGTGGTGGCCGACGACCAGGGCAAGCTGCTGACGCTGCGTGTGCGCGGCTCCAACGGCGTGGCCTCCGACGTACCTGCCTTCAGTGCCGGCACCCAAGTGCCCGCCGCGGCAGTCCTGTCGCTCGTGACGCAGCCGACTATGAGCGGAACGCCAGCGGTCGGCCAGACGCTGACGGTCGGCAATGGCACGTACAACCTCACGCCGACCGCCTACTCGCGCCAGTGGTACCGCGGCACCACGCTGATCGCCGGCGCCACCGGCACGACCTACGTGGTCGTGACCGCCGACCAGGGCCAGCGCCTGATCGCCAAGGTGACGGCGTCGATCGGCACGCAGTCGCTGACCTCGGACTCGGCTTTCGCCGACATCCCGGCCGCCGCACCGCCGCCCCCGCCTCCGGCTCCGCCCCCGAGCCCGATCCAGTCGCAGCACGTCAAGTGCCTGCTGAGCCCGAACCTGCCCTTCGCATCGGCGATCGGCACATGGGGCCTGGAGACCGACGGTCAGACGCCGGGCGTCAACTCGCTGAACGACACGACGGGCTACCGCCGATCGGACCTCGGCGGCACCTACGGCACGCTGCGCTTCGGCAAGGTCACGGACCCGGCCGACGGCGCGAAGAAGGCTTTCATCCTGCGCGTCGGCCGCAACGACGGCCTGACCTCCGGCACGCCGCGCTGCGAGCTGAGCATCTATCACACCTACTCGAACGGCACGCCCTACGCCGGCCGCATCGAGACCAACTTGATGATGTGGTACTTCTTCCGCGTGCGCCGCATCATGGCGTCGTTCAGCGAGAAGTTGATCCTGATGCAGCTGCACCAGCTGGGCGGCATTCCGGCCAACCCGTGGCACTCGGTCGAGCTGGGCGGCTCCAACATCCAGGCGCACCTGCGCTGGAACGCCAACCCGGTGACGGGCAACAACAACGGCTCGACCGCCTCGACGCCGTCGTCACTGCCGCTGGATACCTGGGTGACGATCGTCGGCAAGTTCAAGCACACCCAGAACACGGCCAATGGCCCGTTCTTCCAGTGGTGGCAGGACGGCGTGTCCCGCCTCGGGCCGCGCAATGACATCGTCGGCTACAACAACGCGGCCTATCCCCCGTGGATGAAAGTCGGGCTCTACCCCTGGGGCTTCGACACGAACAACGTGTGGCCCACCTCGATGCCATTCAAGGAAGTGATGTACGGCGCGATGGGCGCGATCGTCGACACCGGGAACATCTACACCGAGGCCCAGGTCCGCGCATACGCCGAGTCCAGCTGAAGCAAAAAGCGCTTCGCCCGCGCGCGGGTTCAATGCCTCGGCTCCAACATCAGAGGTAGGCCGTGGCCAGTCAGATCGAGATTTGCAACCAGGCCCTGACGAAGATCGGCTCTGCGCGGATCACGAGCCTGGCCGACACCAGCAAGCAGGCGAAGACGCTCGCGGCGATCTACGACGTGAAGCGCGACGCCGAGCTGGCCGCGCACCCGTGGTCGTTCGCCATGGCGCGCTCGTCCATCCCGGCGTCGACGACCGTTCCGGCCTTCGGCTGGACGAAGGCATTCCCGCTGCCGAACGGCTTCCTGCGCCTGGTCGAGGTCGGCGAGAACTACGTGATGTACCAGAGCGGCGGCGGCGAGCTGTTCCACCTGGAAGGCAACGCGATCCTGTGCAACGAAGGTTCGCCGCTGCGCATCCGCTACGTGCAGCGCGTCGTCAACGCCGGCCTGTACACGCCGCTGTTCGTCGAGGCGCTCGCTTGCCGGCTCGCGGCTGAAGTCGCCGAGGATATGACCCAGTCCATCTCGAAGCGCGAGGCGGCCTGGCAGGAGTGGGACCGGGCGATCAAGCTGGCCAAGCGCACGAACGCGATCGAGCTTCCGCCGCGGCCCCTTGCGGATGGCTCGTGGTGGGGCAGCCGGTGAAGGCCAGCCCGATCCAGACCAGCTTCAACGGCGGCGAACTGTCGCCGATGGTGGCCGGCCGCGTGGACGTTGCGAAGTACGGCAACGGCTGCAAGCGCCTGGTGGGGTTCATCCCGACCGTGCAGGGCCCGGCGATCTCGAGCCCCGGCATCCGCTTCGTGTCGGAGGTGGACGACAGCGCCGATCGCACGTGGCTGATGCGGTTCGAATTCTCGACCGATCAGGCCTACATGCTGGAGTTCGCCGACTCGGTGATCCGCTTCTACACGAACCGGGCCGTGCTGCTCGACGGGGGCGTGCCCTACGAGATCGCCAGCCCATGGCCAGCGGCAGACCTGACCAACGCAGACGGCACCTTCGCGCTGCGCTTCGTGCAGACCGGGGACGTGATCTACATCGTCCACCCGGACTACCCGCCCTGCAAGCTCTCGCGGCTCGCGCCGACGAACTGGACGATCGCGGCCGTCGACTTCAAGCCTCCGCCATTCGCCCCGCTGAACGACACCGCGACCACGATGTACGCCAGCGCCGCCACCGGCGCGGTGAACATCATCGCCAGCGCATCGGTCTTCACCGCCGCCATGGTCGGCCAGTACGTCTACCTCGCGGAGAAGGACGTGCGCGACAACCCGATCTGGGAGGCCGGCAAGGCGATCACCAGCGGCAACATCCGCCGCTCCGACGGCAAGAACTTCGAGGCGCTGAACAGCGGCACCACCGGAAGCATCCGCCCGACGCACAACGAGGGCGCGGTCTACGACGGCGACGGCACGGTGCGGTGGCAGTACCTCGACGCTGGCTATGGCTGGGCGAAGATCACCGGCTACACGTCGGACACCCAGGTTGCCGCAACGGTGGTCTCGCGCATCCCGAACGGCGCGGTTTCGTCCGGCCAGGCTTCGAAGCGCTGGGCGATGTCGGCCTGGGGCTCGGTCAGCGGTTACCCGACCGCTGTGACCTTCTTCCGCGAGCGGCTGGTGTTCTCGCGCGGATCGACGGTCTGGTTCAGCGTGGCCGCCGACTTCGAGAACTTCAGCTACGAGATCGACGGCGAGATCGGCTCCGATGCCGGATTCGACCGCACGATCGCCTCCGATCGCGTCAACACGATCCGCTGGCTCTCGCCCGGCAACGTGCTGCTGCTGGGCACCACCGGCGACGAGTGGGCGATTTCGGAGCAGACCACGAACGAGGCATTCGGCCCGGCCAACGCGCAGACGCGCCGGCAGAGCACCTACGGCTCCAACCTGGTCGCCCCGATCCGCATCGGCGACGTCACGCTGTTCATGCAGCGATCGGGCCGCAAGATGCGCGCGATGGCCTTCCGCTTCGAGGAAGACGGCTTCAAGAGCGACGACACCACTGTGTTCGCCGACCACATCACCGCGCCGGCCATCATCGACATGTCCTACCAGCAAGAGCCATGGTCGATCGCCTGGTGCGCGCTGAGCGACGGGGCGCTGGTCGGGCTGACCTTCAACCGCGAGCAGGATGTCGTCGCCTGGAGCCGGCGCCCGATCGAGGGCGGGGTCGTCGAGACCGTCGAGACCATCCCGGCGCCCGACGGCACGCGCGACGATCTGTGGCTGATCGCGCGCTTCACCGTCGACGGGCAGACGAAGCGCTACATCGGCTACCTCGAGAACGATGCCGACCTGACGACGGCGCAGGCCGACTGGTTCTATGTCGACTTCGGGCTGACCTATGACGGCGCGCCCGCCACGGTGTTCTCCGGCCTAGAGCACCTGGAGGGCAAGGTCGTGTGGGTGCTGGCCGATGGGGCGTCCCACCCGGATCGGACCGTCGAGGGCGGGGCGATCACGCTGCAGCTGCCGGCGTCGAAGGTGCACGTCGGCCTGCCGAACCGCGGCCTGCTGGAGACCATGCAGCTGAACGCCGGTGCCGCCGACGGCACGGCCCAAGGCAAGACCAAGCGGGTGCACTCGATGGTCGTGCGGCAGATCAACTCGCTCGGCGGCATGGTCGGCCCCTCCGAGGACGAGCTGCAGGACCTGCAGGACCGCCTGCCGTCCACGCCGATGGGTTCGCCGCCGCCGCCGTTCACTGGCGACATCAAGATCGACTGGCCCGGCACCTACGACATGAATCCGACGGTGGTCGTGGTGCGCGACAAGCCGATGCCGATCAACGTCGTGGCCCTGATGCCGCAACTCGTGACGCAAGACCGATGAGCCTCGTGATCATCCCGTTTCACGTGAACCACATCGAGCTGATGACGGTGCAGCCGGCGCAGCGCGACGAGTTGCGCGCGAGCCCGCCCGCAGCCTTCGGTGCTGCGTGGACTGCGGTCGCCGACGGGCTGCCGATCGCCGCAGCTGGCCTGGTCGACGTGTGGCCCGGCCGTGCCTACGCCTGGGCCTTGCTCGGGGACGACGTGGGCCGGTGGTTCGTCAGCGTGCACCGCGCGGTCCTGCGCGCGCTCGAACGCTCCGCGGCGCGGCGCATCGAGATGGCTGTCGACGCCGATTTCGCCGCCGGCGCGCGCTGGGCCGAGATGCTCGGCTTCGCGCGCGAGACCCCGGAACCGATGCAGGCCTACCTGCCCACCGGCCGGCCGGCCTACCTCTACGCACGGGTGCACTGATGGCCTTCGCTGCCTATATCCCCTACATCCTCGCCGCGGTCGGGACCGTCTACGCCGGGGCCGCTGCCAACGCGAACGCGAAGGCGCAGTCCCAGCAGATGAAGAACGACGCGCTCACCGCGCGCCGCGTCGCCGGTGCCCGCGAGGAGCAGCAGCGCCGCACCAACCGGCAGCGCCTGGCCGCGCAACGCGCGACCGTCGCCCAGACCGGCTTCGACCCGAACACCGGTTCCCTGGCCATGCTGCAGGTCGAGAGCGCCGGCAATGCCGAGCTCGACGCGCTGACGACCCGCTACAGCGGCGAGCTGCAGTCGCTGAGTCTCGAGAACGGCGCCGCCACGGTGCGCGCCAGCGGCCGGAACCAGCAGACCTCGGGCTTCCTGAACGCGGCCGGCGTGCTCGGCTCCGGCTACGCGCGCTACGGCATGGGCCCGCGCCTGATGCCCGAGAGCGCGCAAGCCTCGTTCCGGCAGAGCGAGTTGATCGCACAGAAGGGCGGCTACTGATGCCGAAGATCCCGATCATCCAGTCCGAGCTGTCGCCCGGCTTCCAGCGCACCGGCGGCGGCGATGTCACCCCGATCAACCTGGACGGCCTGACCCAGGGCGCCTTCCGCGCGCTGGACAGCGTCGAGCGGCGCGACGCGGAGCAGGCACGCCTCGCCGAGCAAGCTCGGCAGCTGGCCGAGCGCCAGGCCCAGGACGAGGCAAACGTCTCGGTCTCGAACACGATGAGCCTGGCGCATGCGAACTGGGCCGAACGGCTCGCCCAGCAGCAGCAGGACGCCCCGGCCGGCGCTGCGGGCTTCACGGCGTCGACCATGAAGGACTTCGACGCCTGGCGCGACGAGACCGAGAAGTCGGTGCCGGAGCGCGGCCGCAAGCTGTTCCGCCTGCAGTCGGACAGCTTCCGCACGCAGATCCATGGCCGGGCACTGTCGTTCGAGACCCAGGCCCGGCAGGCCAAGCTCGAAACCGACTGGGAGGCCGGGCTTGACGACGACCGCCGTGCGGTGTGGGCCGACCCGAGCCAGTACCAGGACGCGCTCGCGCGGCGCGCCGTCACCGCCGACAGCCTGAACCTGCCGCCCGCGGTGAAGGACAAGCTCGTGTCCAAGGCGCGCGACGCGCTGACCTACACCGCCGCGATGGGCCTGGTGCGCAACGATCCCGCGGATGTGCTCCGCCGCCTCGGCTACGGCTACGCGCCACCGGAGAGCCCGCAGCAGGATGGCGAGTGGGTGATCCCGGCCGACGTGCAGGCGGAGCGCGATGCCGAGCGCATGCGCATCCTGAAGCAGGAGCAGTCCGATCCGTCGTTCGATGACGGTACCCGTGCCGCTGTCGGCCGTGAGATCGCCCGGCTGGAAGCACAGATGGCCGCCCGGCCGCCGGCGCGGCGCCCGCCGCCGCTGAAGACGGAGCGGGTCGACTTGGCGAAGGACCCGGTGTTCAGCAACCTATCGCCGGAGCGCCTCGACACCATCACCAACCACGCCCTGACGCTGGTTCGCCAGCAGGAAGCCGGCGCGCGCGCGGCGACCGCAGCGGCGCAGGCGGAAGGCCTGAAGCTCGCTCGCGGGGTCATGTCGGCGTGGGACAACGGCTACGCGCAGGACCCTGCGATCGTGTCCGCGGCCAAGCGCGCGGTGCAGGGCACGCCGGCCGAGATCGACCTGCTGACGGCCGAAGCCCGCTTCGGGGAGGCGCAGCGCTTCCGGCTGATGAGCCCAGCGCAGCAGGCCGAGTACCTGAGCGTCACGCGCCCGCAGGCGACCACGCCCGATGCGGCGGTCCTGCACGAGAAGCTGACCGGCATCAAGGCGAGCGCTGACGCGGAGATCAAGCGCGACGCCTTCACCTACGGCGCCAAGCTCCTGAACCTGCAGCCGGCCGAGGTGGACTGGTCGAGCCCGCAGGCGGTCGCGCAGACCCTGCCGGCGCGCGTGCAACAGGCCGCGGTCATCTCCGCGAAGCTCGGAAAGGAAGTCGCCCCGATCACCGTGCAGGAAGCCGAAGCCTGGGGCACCCGGATCGAGGCGCTGCCGCCGCTGCAGCGTGCGCAGAACATCGCCGAGATGACCGAAGCGCTCGGCGCACCGGCGTCCGTGGCGCTGGCGCGCACGATCCGCGAGAAGAACGTGCCGCTGGCGCTGGCCATCGCCATGGGCTCCGACGGCACGACGTCGGGGCGCTTCGCGTCCGAGCTGGTGCTGCGCGGCCAGCAGGCGCTGAAGGACAAGACCGTGAAGGTCGAGGGCGGCGCCGAGGTGGGCTGGCGCGCCCAGATCACACGAGAGATCGGCGATGCCTACCCGAACGAGGATCAGCGCCGCGACATGATCGAGGCGGCCTATCTGGCCAACATCGGCATGGCGGCCGAGGGCGGCTTCGACCCGGCGCGCGCGGTGCGGATGATCACCGGCGGCCTGACCGAGCGCGGCGGCGCGAAGGTGCCGCTGCCGCGCGGCGTGTCCGCGGACGACTTCGACAAGCAGATTCGTTCGGCCACCTCGGCCAACGTGCTGAACCTGCCGCAGGGCGACGCCGACCAGGCGAAGCGCGCCGCGGTCTACGTGCGAGGCAACGCCGTGCCGATGGCCGACTTCCTGCAGGCGCTGCCCGACGCCCGGCTGGTCTACGTGAGCCAGGGCCGGTACTCGGTGCAGGCCGGCGGGGCGATGGTGCTGAACGCCCAGGGGCAGCGCGTGATCGTGAGGTTCCCGTAATGCTCGATGCCCTGTATCAGGAGGGCACCGACCGGGTCCTCGACGACCTGGCCCGCCGCCCAGCTCGCCCCGCGCCGGCGCCGGATTACAGCGTCTGGCGCGGTGTGCCGCGCGCACTCGGGAGCGGCGCTGCAGCCTTCGGGGCGGAGCGCGCCGGGTTCTGGGCCGACGTGGCCGGGGCCTTCGGCGAATCGCTGGCCACCACCGAGGGCAGCGCCGGCGGCATGTTCGCGCTGCAGTCGCCGCAGGAGCGCACCGAGTCGCTGCAGGCGGCCGATCGGGTCGGGCAGGGCTTCAGCAGCGACGCCGGCGACCTGTTCCGCAACGTGGCGCGCAGCTACCGGCCGGACGCGGCGACGGCGCACTGGTCGGAGCAAGTCGTGTTCGACCTCACCCGCGGCCTGCTCAAGGCCGGCACCGACGTTCTGACCTTCGGCCCGGCCGGCGCGCTGCTGTCGGCGGCGGACGAAGGATCGATGGTGGCCGATGACCTGCGGCAGGAAGGCGTCGACCTCGGCACCCGCACCGCAGTGGGCGCAGTCGGCGGCGCGGCGCTCGGAGCCGGGGCGGTGCTCCCGCTGGCCGGCACGACGGTCGCCAAGACCGCAGCGCTCTACGCACTGGGCGGGCCGGTCAGCTTCATGGCCCAGCAGCAGGCCACCCGCGCCGTTCTGCAGGCGGCCGACTACGACAAGATCGCCAGCCGGTACGACCCGCTCGACCCGGTCGGGCTGGCGGTGGCGTCGCTGATCCCGGCGCCGTTCGCGGTGTACGGCTTCCGCAGTGCTCGAGCACGCACGGCCGCGCAGCACGTCACCCCCGAGCAGGCCGATGCCGCGCGCGTGGCGCACCTGGTGCAGGAGCAGCAGACGCACAGCCTGGCCGAGCCGGCCGACCTCAAGGCGCATGCGGCCGAGGCCCGGGCGATCGAGACCGCCGAGATGCAGCTGGCGCGCGGCGAGCGCGTCGACGTGACCGACATCGTTCAGGAGCGCGCGGCGCTGGGGCGGGCCTACGACGAGGTGCGCGCCTCATCGCAGGGCGACCGCTTCGATCCGCTGGTGGAGATCAAGCCGGCCGACATCGAGGCTGTTGCGGTGTCGCGCGGGGGCTGGAAGAAGCTCGGCGACGCCGAGGTGAGGGGGGCCGGATTCGGCCTGGTCAAGTTCATCTGGCGGCACGGCGAGGAATCGGACAAGCCACCAGCGTTCCAGGTGTCGCGCGATGACGTGCTGGCCTTCCCTGAGATCATTCGCCGGTACGAGCCGGCAGAGGAAGCTTCCGGTGACCGCGGCCGCGCATGGCGGGTCGAGCGGGAGGGGCCGGATGGTGAGATGCGGACGCTGGTCTACGCCGACAGCGTGATCTCCGGGGCCGAGGGGCGCCACCTGGTGACCGTCCACGTGCAGGAGCCGGGCGCATCGGACACCAAGGTGATGTCCAAAGAAAAATCCGACTGGTCTGAGTCCCTCGGTAAGCGGTTGCAGGCTCACACCGAGGATACCGGACGGACGCTTGTTGCACGCCGTGGGTCAGAGCAGTCGGACGGTGGCATTGTATCCGAACGCCTTGGCGGGTTCGCCGACCGCATCGCCGCCGGCGTGCGTTCTGCCCGGGTCGAGGCGAAGGCGCAGGGCCTGCTGCCGGAGCGCGCCAGTGCCGCGGAACCGAGCCAGGAAGCGCCGTCAGCGCCCCCGAAGCCCGCTGCCGAGGGGACTGCAGCGCCGGCATCGCCAGGCCAGAAGGCCGAAACCGGCGCCGCGAACGCCCGGCTGGCCGAGATCGAGCGCCAGTACCCGGACTTGCAGGTGATGCTCGACGGCATGGACAAGCCGATGCGCCTGTCCGACTTCCTTGCCGCCGTGAAGGCCGAGACCGATGCGGAGTTGGCCGACGCTCCCCTGTACCAGCTGGCCGCAGAGTGCGCGCTGCTGAACGGCTTCAGCCGATGAACTCGGCCAGGGTGATGGCCCCGACCAGCAGCAGCACCGGCACCACGATGACGCCCATGGAGAGCAGGTATTCCTTCGTCGCGTGCAGGGCGTGGCGCCAGCTGCCGGACCCGGCCCAGACCATCAGCGGAATGATGGCCACCAGCGCGGCCAGCGCGGCGAAGGTCTTGAGAGAGGTGAGAAGCACATGAACCCCAAGTGCCGGCAGGCCCTGAATTCTGCCCGAGTCGCCACCGGCGGCAAGCCCCTGACGGACGCCCAGGCGCAGGCGATCGACGACCGCATGGCCGCCACGATGCGCAGACTGGCGAAGGACGACGCACAGGCGTGGACGGCGACCCCGGCCGACCAGCGTCTGCTGCTGGCCGCCCAGCGCGTGCAGGAGGACATCGCCGCCGAGGCGGCCCGCAAGCTGGAGAACGCCCAGCGCCAGGCGCTCAAGACCGCCGAGACCGAAACCCGGTTGGTCGATTCGATGGTGCGGCAGAAGGGCTGGACGCGCGCGCGGGCGCTGGTCGAGGACTACCAGCGGACCAACGCCTACATCGACGGGGTGAAGCGAGACGGCACGCGCCAGCTGATGGACCTGATCGATGCCTCGACCTCTCAGCAGGACGCGAGCCTCGGCCGTCGGGCGCTGATGGTGCTGTTCGACGCCGAGAACCCGACGATGTCGCGCGACCTGGCGCTCGAGGTGTTCGCGCAGGGCAAGGCCGGCACTGGCAACGCTGCAGCACAGAAGGGCGCGCAGGCGTGGCTCGAAGTGACGGAGGGCATGCGCCAGCGCTTCAACGCGGCCGGCGGCGATGTCGGGCGGCTGGACTATGGCTATCTGCCCCAGGCGCACGATCAACCGCGCGTGCTGGCGGCCGGCGCCGAGAAGTGGGCGGCCGATGCGCTGCCGCTGCTCGACCGCTCCCGCTACCTGCGCGAGGACGGCGCGCGCATGAGCGACGCCGAACTGCTCGACGTGCTGCGCAGCGCGCACGAGACCATCGCCACCGGCGGCGCCAACAAGGTGGCTCCGGGCGCATCGCGCGGCACCGGCGCTCGAGCTAACCGCGGCAGCGAGTCCCGGGAAATTCACTTCGAGGACGGCGAGGCCTACCTGGCCTACCTGAAGCGCTACGGCACCGGCTCGATGTACGACGCCATGATCGGGCACATCGGCGGTCTGTCCCGCGACATCGGCCTGGTGGAGCGCTACGGCCCGAACCCGGAAGCGCAGATGCGCCTGCAGTTCGACCTGTACGAGCGCGCCGACGGCGTGCGCGGTAGCCTGCTCGGGCAGATCGCCGAGAACATGGCCGGGCCCGAAGCGCAGTGGTCGGTGCTGTCCGGTGCCTCCGGCCAGGCGCAGTACGCGCGCATCGCGCAGTTCGGCCAGAACGTGCGAAACATCGAGACCACAGGGAAGCTTCAATGGGCGGTGCTGTCGAGCCTGACCGACACCGGGACCTACTTCGTGACCACCGGCTACAACAAGCTGGGGTACTGGCAGGGCCTGCGCAGCCTGGGCCGTGCCGCTTCGGCGGACACCAGAGAGTTCATGAACGCCCACGGCTTCATCGCCGAATCGATGGTGTCGGACCTGAACCGCTGGAGCGGCGAGCACATCGCGAACAACTGGTCGGGTCGCATCGCGTCGAGCACGATGAAGCTCTCGCTGATGAACGCCTGGACGGACACGCTGCGCCGGGCTTTCTCGCTGACGATGATGCAGGGCCTGGCCCGGCTGTCGAAGACCGAATGGGGAGCGCTCACCGAATACGACCGCTGGCGCATGTCGAGCAAGGGCCTCACCGAGGCGGACTGGGACCTGATGCGCCGGGCCGAAATGGCGCAGCACCGCGGCGTCGACTTCATCACCCCGGACGCGATCTATGCAACCGGCGACCCGCGCGCCGGGGAAGTGGTCGCCAAGATGATCGGCATGATCACCGACGAGTCGGAGATCGCGATCCTGAATCCTGACCTCACGACGCGCGCGATCACCTCGGGCGGCGGCGCGCAGCGCGGCACGATGGGCGGTGAGCTCGCCCGTTCCACTGCGCAGTTCAAGTCCTTCCCGATCGCGATGATCTCGCGCCACTGGCGCCGGATGATCGACACGCCGCAGGGCCTGGAGGGCGCGCCGCTGATGGCAAACCGCCTGGTCTACGCGGCCGCGATGATGACGAGCCTGACGGTCCTGGGCGCGATCGCGTTCCAGACGAAGCAGCTGGTGGCCGGCAAAGACCCGGTCGACATGACGACGCCGAAGTTCTGGACCCGCGCGGTGGCGCAGGGCGGTGGCCTCGGCTTCGTCGGCGACATGCTGCTGACCGACACGGCCGATGACCGCAGCCCCCTCGACACCTTCGGCAAGTCCTTCCTCGGCCCAGGCTTCGGCAGCGCGGCCGAGCTGTACGAGCTGACGAAGGGCAATATCGACGAGATGAACGCCGGCAAGGTGACGCACTTCGGCGCGGAAGCCTTCCGGTTCGGGCGCTCGCACGCGCCGCTCGTGAACCTGTGGTGGGGCAAGGCCGCGCTCGACCATGCGGTGCTGAACTCCGTGCAGGAGAACCTGAGCCCAGGCTATCTCGCCCGCGTCCGCAACCGGGCGCAGAAGGACTGGCGCCAGGGCTACTGGTGGGAGCCGCAGGACACGGCGCCAGATCGCGCTCCGGACCTCGGCGCCATCGCCCCGTAAGCAAAAACGCTTCCCGGCTCCGACGGGAGCATGCCGCAGTCTCTTCAGGGCCTGCGCGCAATGACCGTCGAAGCCACCACCAGTCGGGCGCAATACTCGACAAACGGCACCTCCGGCCCCTGGACGGTCCCGTTCTATTTCCTCGAGAACTCGCACCTCCGCGTCATCTACACCGACGCGGACGGCGAGGAAACGCTGCTGGCGCTGAGCGTCGACTACGACGTGATCGGCGCCGGGAACCAGAACGGCGGGATAGTCACGACGACCGACGCCTATGTCGCGGGCGGGTCCATCACCGTGCTCCGCGATGTGCCGGCCACGCAGCTCACCGACTACCGCACGGCGGACGCCTTCCCGGCGAACACTCACGAGGGCGGGCTCGACAAGAACGTGATGCTCATCCAGCAGGTGCTGGAGGTGATGAGTCGCGCGCTCGTGTTCGGCGCGGCTGAGCTGACCACGCCGATTCTCCCGTCGGTGTCGGCACGTGCGAACCGGCTGCTCGGCTTCGATGCCATCGGGCGTCCGACGGCCCTGATCCCCGAGGCCGGCGGCGCATCGGCGCTGGCGCTCGACCTGCTGAACACCACGCTGGGCTCGAAAGGCGCGGCGCTGATCGCGTTCGATCCCTCCAACAGCTACGACGATGACGCCAAGACGGTAGCCGCGGGCCTCACGCGCTACATCGACGCCGGCTACTACCTGTCGCACAACTCGGCGATCGACCAGACCGCGGCGCTGATCGAGGCGTTCGAGGCGGGTCGCGACCAGGGGCGCGATGTCGTGCTCCCGCCGTGGGAGATCCGGGTCGACGGCCAGCTGCCGCTCTACAGCGACTTGACAGTCATCGGGCGCGGTCGATCGCTGCTGAACTTCGCGAACACCGCGCTGTCGTCGACCGATGCGCTGATCTCGGGCACGGGATCGCTCGGCACGGCCGCGCTGCTGACCGTGGCAGCCACGAAGTGGACGAACCAGCTCACGGCGCCGGGCAGCAACATCGCGGTGGGCGACTGGTTCCGCGTGGTCTCGACGGTCGATGCCAACAGCGCCTCCGCTGGGGAGGATCAACTCGGCGAGCGTGCCGATGTGGTCCCCCTGGGCGAGCCGCTCCAATGCGTCGCCAGGCCGTCCGCGGACGTGATCCAGGTCCGCGGCATGCTGCGCTTCGGCTACCCGATCGGCGCGGCGGTCAAGAAGATCACGCCGCTGTCGAACGTGCTGCTGCGCGACCTCACCGTCGAGCAAGCGTCCGTCTCGAATCGTCTGGTGGAGGCGACCCTCGCCGACTGCATGCGCATCAACGGCCTGGATGTGCGCAACGCCGGCGGAGAGGTGATCTACCGCGGCTGCTTCAACGGCTCGCGCATCGACCACATCAAGAGCCACGCAGCGCCTGACACGGCGCTGGCGACCAACCGGCAGGCCGTGAAGATCACCGACGGCTCGGCCGGCGTGATCCTGGCGGACTTCGATTTCGCCAACGGCGGACAGATGGTGGACGTGACCTACACGCCGTCGCTCTCGGCCACCCTGGCGGCTCCGACCCTGGACACGCTGATCCAGCGCGGGCACATCCGCAACACGAGTTTCTCTGCGATCACAGATCACCCGACCTGCGACGGCACCGTCATCGCCGACGTGACGATGCAGCAAGTGCGCGGCGCGGTCTACGTCCGCTCCCGCAACGCCACCGTCAAGAACGTGTCGGCCTGGGGCGAGTTCGGCGCCACCAACGGCAACGGTGTGTGGCTTGGCGAAGACGGCTATTGGAACCAGGCGACCGTCGAGGGCTGCAAGATGCATGGCTTCGACATCGGCTACCTGATGGCCGGGTCGGGCGCTGACATCACCCGGCGTGACGCCAACCTGAGCCACAACCTTTCCAGCTATTGCCGGGTAGGCGAGCGCTGGGGCTCCGTCAACACGCCCGACGGCTCCGGCTGCCTGTCCCTCGGCAGCCGCCACCTGTTCCCGACCGAGGCCGGCATCGAGATCGGCGGCGATTGGGTCGGCCTGCGCGTCCGCGACTTCCTCGTGCGCGGCGGTGTGCCCACGGTCGGCGCGGTCAACTTCACCTCCTCCTCGACCAGCGTCGAGATCGAGGGCCAGGTGGCCGACATCGGCGGCAAGCCCGCGATCACGGTCTCCGCCGGGACGCCGACCGATGCGCTGATCGACATCCGCCGCTTCGGGAACGTGGCGCAGAACTCCGGGCTCACGCCCGCGATGGTGCGGGCCAAGCCGCGGCAGATCGCTCGCGTCACGTCGTTCCTCAACACCCCGCTGACCGGCACCACGTCGGAGACGAACCTGCTGACGACGTGGCTGCGCACCGCGGCCGGCGAGTTCAACGCCTGCAGCCAGCTCGTGATCAAGCTGCGCGGCACGCTGACCGGCACCGCGGGCACCAAGACTTTCCGCTGCTCGACGCCGGGCGGGGACGTGCTGAGCCAGGCGTTCGTGCTGTCGGCCTCGGCCAATGGCACGTTCGAGATCACGTTCACGATCGACGGCACCGGCGACGCGACGCAGCGCGCGTGGACGAGCTTCAGCGCTGACGGCCTGTCCGCGCAAGACCCAGGCGGGCCGACGAACCGCACCGTGGCGGTCGCGGCCGGCTTCTCTCTCAACCTGAGCTGCCAGCTCGCGAGCGCGGCCGACTCCGTGACGATGCTCGGGGCGGATGCTTTCCTGACGACGACATGACCATGCGCATCCTCATCCAGCTGATCCTGTGCGCCTATCTGATGCTCCCGATGCAGGCGAGGGCGGTCGAGATCATCGTGAAAGACCCGCTTGACTACTCGCTCAAGCAGTACGGCCTGATCCTCGGCGTCAGCCTGCTGGGGGGCATCGCGGCCTTCTACACGAAGGTCCGCAAGGGGGAGGTCGATGCCACGAGCATCACGGCCTTCATCGGCGAGATGGCGACCTCCGCGCTCGCCGGGCTCCTGACCTTCTGGTTCTGCGAGTACCTCAACCTGCAGCCGGTACTGACCGCCGCGGTGGTCGGTATGGCTGGGCACATGGGGGCGCGAGGAATCGCCTGGGCAGAGGGCGCGCTGCGTCGTCGGGCTGACCGGCTGATCGGTGGTGACTCGGGGCGGTGATGGACTGGCCGATCAACCAGGCCGGCGTCGAACTCCTGAAACAGTGGGAGGGGTGCAGGCTCACCGCCTACCAGGACATCGTGGGCGTCTGGACGATCGGCTGGGGCCGTACCACCGACGTGCAGGAAGGCGACACCTGCACGCAGGAGCAGGCCGACGAATGGCTCCGGGAGGAACTCGTCGGGTTCCGGGACGCAGTGCTCAAGGCGTGCACCAAGCCGCCTACTCCGAACGAACTCTCCGCCCTGACCGTGTTCGCCTACAACGTCGGCGTCCGGGCCATGACGCAATCCACCGCACTCCGGCGCCACAACAACGGCGACCCCGAGGGCTGCATCGAGGCCATGAAGTGGTTCAACATGGCCGGCGGACGGGTGGTCAAGGGACTGATTGCGAGGCGGCACGCTGAGGCCGTGCTGTACCAGGCGTGATCCGCTTCATCCTCAGCCTGATGCCCTGGTGGGTCTGGGCGCTGATCCTGGCCGGCCTGGGCGCCTGCGCAGGGATCGCGGTGTGGCGCACGGCGACGACGGTGGAGCGGGCGAAGTGGCAGGCCGCCACCCTCGACGCACGCGAGCAGGCTCGGCTCGAAGAGAAGGCCCGGTCCCAGCGCGCCGCCTCAGCAGCGGCCGAATTCGAGCGCTGGCGCCGCCAGCAGGACCGCAGACTCACGGAGGCCAGCAATGCCCTGTCCATCGCCCTCAGAACGCCGATCTCCTGCCCGGCCACGCTGGCGGAGGTGGTTGTTCCTGCTGCCGCTGTTGACGAGCTGCGCCGCGCCGGTGACGACGCGCCCGGACACGACGCCCCTCCCGCCGAACTTGTCCGTTGA